TTCTGCACATCGGTCAGCCCGGCCATCACATAACAGTCGCAGGTATCCCGACCCATGCGGAGCAGGGCTTCGTACAGACCGTTGCCGGCAATGATTTCGCCATCCTCGGCAACGACCAGCGGCTTCACCTGTCCGAACATCTCAATGCTGCGGATGTACTCGGTGATCTGCTTATCGGAGTGTCGGCGGATGTTGTGGGCGGGCTTATGTAGCTCTGCCAGTTTCTTTACCGTAATGTTCATCGTGCATCCTCCTTTCGGTCAGAAACGAGGTGCAGCACGACCGAGGCCAGCAGCACAGCAATGATGATATAGAGCCGGATCTCGCTCATCAGCGTCCAGATGCCCATGACACCCAGCGGAATCACGATCTGCCACGAGCACACGGTGATAACGTCCAGAATAAAGCCCATGGTGTCACCGAACACCAGATACTCCGAATAGAGATAGGTGGACAGAGAGGACAGGGCGATGATTGTGATAAGGATAGCCTTCATGGTGTTCAGCAGCGGGCTGAAATTGACCCATGTGAGCAGCGCGGCCAGCACCATGTAGATGCCGAACATCACGCCAGCAAGGACAAAGGACATCTTCATGTTTCCGCGCCGGGTGCCATCGCTGTTCTTGTCGTTGTAGGAGAACAGGGAGTAGTAATACGGATAGGTGAACGGACCGGGCAGCAGCAGAAAGCCCTTGTAGAGCCCTGTCTGGATGCCGGCAGCGTTCAGGCCGGGGTCGATGTTGACGAAATTGCCGCGAGTGTAGACCAGAGCAGCAACGACAACAACGGCCAGCAGGCCATAAACCACCACCCACGAAAACCCATCCGACAGCACGTTGCGAATCATGCCGTCTTTGAGCAGCAACAGCAGAAAGACGATGCAGGTGCCGTACACAATAAGTGTGCCTCCGGTGGTTCCGATGGGTGTGTCGCCGAAGATCTCATAGATGCCGGACATCTGCGTCCACGTCTGGAACACGGTCAGGAAGCCGATGAAGTAAAACATCACCTTGCTCTGCATAAGCCGCCGGACTGTCGGGATATATTCCGCGAACAAGCCGAACAGGATGCAGGCCAGCGAATTGAACACCGCCCAGATGATAGCCGCCGCTGCGCCGTTGTTGATGGCCAGCGTGCGGAAGTTCATCAGACTGCCCACTCCTGCCCACGATGCAACAATGGAGCAGGCGTAGAAAATAGTGGGGTTTGCCTTGAATTTTGCCTTGATTTTCTGATACATGGAAAAATCTCCTTCTTTGCGGCCGGGCACGGCGAAATGTCCAGCTTGCAGCACCTCGGCTTTTCGGGGGTGCTGCGGTAATGCCACACGCAAAGGAGAGCAGCGTGCGGCTCGGAATCCTCCTTTCAGGTATAAAAATAGCGGCGCCCGCCATTTCTGGCAGGCACCGCTTGGCTTGATTCGGATTTTGCATCCTAATCATATCACCGGGAGCATCCGTTGTCATCTGAATCCATATCAAAGCGTTGCTGGTCGTTGCTGCTCGTTGATTTTCGTTCTTCTTCGTTGCTGTTTGTTCTTGTTTATTGTACGGCGTTACACGCCGTGTGAAACCGTCCTACACCGTCCATCACCGTGTGAAACAATCTGCATTGATTTTTGATATTTTCAGTTTGAATTTAACTTTTGGCGGCCAAAATGTAAAACTCATTTCTATATTTGGCCGTATTTTATGAAAATTTTAGGTTGAGTTTGAGTTTTCGGGCAAAAATAAAAAGCCCCGCAAATGCAGGGCTTATCGGTCAATGTGATTCGAGGTAGTTGTAGGCCATCCGGCTGACCCCGGCTTCCGTGTAGCACTTTCCGAGTGCTCCGGCGACTTCTGCCCACGAGTAGCAGCGGACAAACCTCAGCCGGAATATCAGATAAAGCCGGGCATCCATGATGCTCTTGCAGTACGCCTCGACCTTGGGTTTTTCTTCCGCTGCCTGTTCCTCCAACCAGCGGACACGTTCATCCATGTCAGCCAGTTCCACAGCCAGATCTGCCACCTTGTCCCGAACACCGGGCGTATGCGGCATACCCGTCAGCTGTGGGGAGGCAGGATTGATTTTCTGCCGAAGATTCTCCAAGGCCTCACGGTCTTTTTCGAGGGTCATCTGAATGTCATAATACTTGGACAATTCCTGTAATGTCACAGCCTACCTCCGTCATAATTCAGCTGCCGTTTTGCAACGGTGCTTCTGTTATTTTATCACATTTTGCCGTTGGAAGATAGACAGGAATCCCAGAAATTATGTGGTCCGCTCCAATTTTGCACAATCCCGGCACCTTGTAGGTCTGGCCGTGCGAATCGATGCGCCAGATGGGCGGGTCGAGAGGAATGTAATGCGCACAAGACATACAGTTCATTCGTCCACCCTCTCGATTTTCGGGTATGGTTCCCGGCCCAGAGGGACAGGCCCATGAGAGCGATATGTGGTGCCGGGTGCCTCTTTTTTATCCTCTGGTGCATCAAGCCACTGCTGGTGCTCGATGGCGTGGACGAGGTCAATGCACGTTCCCCATGAATCATGCTGCCGTCCACGGTAGCCACGCGGCGGGAAAGCCATTTTGTAGGCGGCATCAAACAAATTCTTGATGTTGCTACACCGCTTTTGAAGAGCGGTATCGTAAGTGTACTTTCCAGTGAGAGCTTTGACGCGGGGTATGCCGTCATACGCCAGATCTTCAGCCAAATCATCGAACTGCCCCATGCGTAGCCTCATATACTCGTCTACGGCCAGTCCGATAACGCGCAGCTGCTCTTCCGAAACCTCAATGCGATACTTCATCTTTTGCCTCCTTAATCGCATATATCTTGGCTCCAAACCGCTTTTCCTCGCATTTCTTGACACTTCCATCCCATTCAAGTTCGGGTGCGTGAATAGGTGCGGCTCTGAATACCAAATCCAAGATGGGGACATCGTAACTAAGCGGTTCTTTCGCGCCAAGTACAGGAAGTAAAACAACGAAGTAGCCTCGTTCAATGGCGCATCTGCACACCAAGGCAATAAATGCGTTGGTATCCGCTTCACAATATCGCAGCTTTCCTCCAACCCGCTGAATAAATTCGTTCATGGTCATGAAACGCTTGTTCTTTTCGGACGAATCAAATCGCTCGATAAGTTCACTTGTGATTTTCTCGGCCATGTCCATGTACTCGCGTTCCTCCATCCATGGCAGCTTAAGAAGAATATTGACATTTTCATTTACCATATTTTTCACCTCTGCGAATGCACCTAAAATACGCTGTCTGCTGAATAAACTCCGCATCCTCTGCGATTGACCGCACAGATGAATTATCGGATTTAATCTCAAAGGAATTTAGAATAAACTGTTTCAAGGCGCACAAACTATAATCCCCAATCGACTTGCCAAAAAATGCGGTGAGAATATCAATAATGGTTTCCTCGTGCCGCGCAAAACTGCACGCGTAGACCTTATGCTCAGGAGCAAAATAAACCCAATATGTAAAGCGCGCTTTGTCATGGTTTGCTTTTATATCAAGGCAAGTCTCATCCGTTTTTAGAAAATGAACTGCCCGGTCTGTTATCAGATTCAGTTCACTTTCCCCAACAGTGCAGCCGTTCGGAAACAGGTCTTCCATGAACCGTTGAAAATGTTGATCTCCTGCATCCCCGTCAAACACATCATGCCAAGTAGAGCCGTAATCTTCCAGCAGCTTTTCTTTTCGCTCAAAAAGAATGGTACAGGCCAGCTTGACAAAGTTTTCCGGGGATTCAACCTTGAAATGTAGCCGTTCAGCTGTCATGCTGCACCTCCAGTTCTGGCTTTCGCCCCACCTCAATCACAACCACCGGGGTGTTTGAGGTGATGGTGAATTGATAGACTCCCGGTTTCACTTCATTCGCAGACACATTTATCATGTCAGGGCTTATGCCATTCGCATTGCAGATGCTTTCTTTCAGCAACTCCTCACAGTTTTTCACCATCTCATTTGTCTTCGGAGCCATGGTAAAATATTGACTTAAAAATTGAAGATGAATTTTATCCAGAATCTGCTGTGCCGAATCGCTAACTTTATCCATAGTACCGTTCCTCTACATAACACCAGCTCTGGGGTGCTTTCTTAACACGTTTATCACAAGATACAACATTGATGCTTCCGTCCGGGTTAAAGTCAAAATTCTGGTATAGGCAAACCGTTTGGCGATACTTGCATTCATCACACTCGTCCTTGTATTTGCAGTTCGGAGAGAATTCAGCCAGTTCCAGCGGCTTGGCATAAATTTTCAAGTCGGAAATAT